GCCAAGCAAGCGTTGAAGATGGTGTAGAAAGTTTTACTGATACAGATTGGAACGGAACAATCTATCACGAAGTAACTGTTACATTCCAAGCCTATAGTGTAACTAACGGTGATGGTAGTACAACAAGTATTACAGCAACTGATCACAGACGTGCATTTTTTAATGCAGGTGGAGAAATACTATTCAGCGGTAGTTTAGCATCAGGTGGCGGATCAATTGACAATGACTGGAGAAATTTGTTAAATGCCGCAGGAACTATTAGAATGAGCTACACACAAACTACTAACGGTTCTGAAGGTACTTTAATAGGTCATGCAGATCTTACAACTTCGTATCAAACTATTTTTACAAAAACTGCAAGCTCTTATGCTGAAAACGACTTTACAATTCAAGCAAAAGAAGATTCAAGCGGTGGAGCAGTCCTAAGATTTAGAATTTATTTTAATGACGATAAAGGACCTAATCCAAACTTTGACGAAGCAGTTACTCCACGTACAACAAGCACAGTACAGGTAAACAGACCATCAAATACTAATAGCGTTGATGTTAATAAGCCAGTATTTGCTACAGCACGTAATTTATCATAGTCAGATCTAACAATTTACTTGACAATTAGTCTTAAATATCATATACTTTAACAAGTATAAGGAATGAGATATGGACGATAGACTAAACAAGGCTTTGGAGTTTTCTAACTTCAATGCAACACTGAATAATCAAAAACGCATACTTAACGAAAAGTACCAAGAAGATTTGATACATTATCATAATGGTGCAAAGTTTACTGTAGATACACAGTTAATAAACTTTGTGAGCCATATGAAAGATAGTAATCAAGATACTCTCATTCTTATTGACGACAACTCTCAACCTATTGAAGTAACACCTGTTGATTTCCTAGAGGAAATTAAAAATGTGTATTTTACAGCAACAAATAGATATCATACAGAGTACAGTAAGTTAATAAAAAATAGAACAGTGTCAGGATTACTAAAATATGACTAAAGGCATATTAGTATTTGCTGTAAATAATGATAATGTTGACTATGTACTCCAAGCATGTTTTGTTGCTAAGAGAGCAAAGCAGTTTCTCAATATTCCTGTAACACTTGTTACTACTGACAGAGAATATTTTAATAAAAAATACAAGCAATATAGAAACTTATTTGACAAGATAATTGATCTTGATCAGAGACGCCTGCTTGGTCTTAACTATAAGCGTTATTATGACGGCAGTTTTTCATATAAAATATTAGAATTTAGAAATGGACATAGGCATTTAGCATATGAACTATCTCCATATGATGAAACTATTGTAATTGATACAGATTATGTTATTAATAGTAAAAAACTTTTAAAAGCATTTCAAGATAGCAACGACCTATTAATTTATAAAGACGCTACTGATATCTCAGGTTGGAGAAAAGACTTTGAGTTTGACTTTATTAATGATACTGGTGTAGAATTTTATTGGGCTACTTGTTTCTTTTTTAGAAAAGGCAGATATGCAAAACTATTTTTTGACACACTAAGGCATGTTTGTAGACATTGGGAACATTATAGTTTAGTATATGACGTAGGCACACAAACATTTAGAAATGATCACGCATTTAGTATAGCATTACATATATTAAACGGAAGATCTTCGTCAAAGTATGCAAAAGACTTTCCTGGAAAGTTATTTTACACACTTGATAGAGATATATTTGTTGAAATGGAAGCAGGACATAATACATTTTTGGTTGAAAAACAACAATCAGCAGGAAATTACAATGCAATTTCTACAAAAGGACTTGATGTTCATGTTATGAATAAGTTTAGCCTTAACCAACGTATACGTGAGGAGATGGTTTATGAGTAAAGGCTATCTAATGTTAGCGTCTGGAGACGAATATTTATTGCAGGCATGCTTATGTGCAATGAGTATAAAGCACACACAAAAAATAAACAGTGTAAGTATAGCAACAGATAGTGTTGTTCCTAAAAAATATAAACATCTATTTGATAATATAATAGAAATACCTTGGGTTGAAGAACAAAGATATGCTGTAGAGCATAGATGGAAATTATATCATATTACACCTTATGAAGAAACAGTAGTCTTAGATACAGATATGTTATTCTTGACAGATGTAAGTCATTATTGGCGTTTATTAGATAAACATGATTTGTTTTTTACAAGCAAAGTACAAACGTATAGGAATCAAACAGTAACCAATGACTATTATAGAGAAGCGTTTTCTCAAAATAACTTGCCAAATGTTTATTTTGGTTATCATTATTTTAAAAAATCAGAATTAGCGTTAGAGTTTTACAAATTTGTAGAGCTTATTACTAACAATAGAGAATTTTTCTATGGTAAATTTGCACCTAAGAAATATCCTAAAAATGCAAGTATGGATGTTACGGCAAGTATTGCTATAAAAGCAATGGATATAGAACAAAAAGTTACAAATAAGAAAATTAGTTTACCTACATTTACTCATATGAAACCCAAAGTTCAAAATTGGCGTACTGAAACATTTACATGGCAAGATAGATTGCATTATTCTATTACTCCAGACTTAAATTTATCAATCGGAAATTTTCTGCAACACGGAATCTTGCATTACACAGAAAATCATTTTGTAACAGATGATTTAGTATCTAAATATGAAAGAGTTGTATTATGAATATAGATTGTACACCAGCAATGTTTGTCAACTTTGAAGTTGCAACAGGAGAAATATATTCAGTAGGTCCTAGTAAACAGGAAAATTATGATAGTATTGAAGTAGATTTTGCGTCAGTTGAAAGAATACTTAACTTCCAAGATAAAAAGACAGATTATAAAGTTGTTTTCAATACTGTAAACAAAAAATTTGAACTTAAACATCAATCCGAAGTACAACAAACTTATCAAGGATTTATCGAAGTGCCAACAGATACGGAAAATGCAGATATAGAATTGTTGCATAAGGGTAATGAAATGAGAATACATGTAAGTAGCAAAGTAAAAGATGTTCTAGACAAAACAAATATTGAAGGTGTAACTTCATTTAGTATATGTGCTAAAGATGATCCACACACATTATACGAATTACTTAAAGTAGATTTAAGGAAAGACAATTCATTTGTTGTTGATGTAAAAAAACCGTTTACTATCTATACCAAACGACAATTTGCAACTTATAATTACAAGGAACTAAAATGAATAAATTTAAAGTGATAGACTACGACATAATTTATCTAAGTTATGACGAACCAAATGCAGAAAAAAATTATGCAGACTTACTTACAAAAGTACCTTGGGCAAAACGTGTACACGGGGTAGAAGGATCAGATGCGGCTCACAAAGCATGTGCTGAACTAAGTGAAACACCAAGGTTTGTTACAGTTGACGGAGACAACACTGTACATGCAAAATTTTTAGAACAAGAAATAGACTTTGACGAAAATCAAGATTTAACAGATTGTGTAATTAGCTGGTGCGGAAAAAATGTTATCAATGGATTAATGTATGGTAATGGTGGTTTGAAGTGCTGGCCTAAAGAGTTTGTGCTTAACATGAAAACACATGAAAACGCTGATCCTGATAATCCTCACGCACAAGTTGATTTCTGCTGGGACTTGAAGTACATACAACAGAATAGTTGTTATTCAGATGTATGGAATAATTATACTCCGCAACAGGCTTGGCGTGCTGGTTTCAGAGAAGGTGTTAAAATGGCACTTGATAGAGGAGTCAAACCTACGAAGCAACAATTCTTAAATGGTCACTGGAAGAATTTGCATAGACTTTGGATATGGCTAATGATAGGTTCAGATGTTGAAAATGGTTTGTGGGCAATATATGGTGCAAGGCAAGGATTGTTTATGACCATGTGTACAGATTGGGACTATGTAAATGTTAGAGATTTTGAATATCTGAATGATATGTGGCAAAATGAAAAAGAAAAAGAAGATGGATTGCTTATACAGATACAAGCACTAGGTAATGATTTAATAAACAATTTAGATATTCCAATTGATCCTAATCCTTTACTACCTAATCAAAGTAAATTTTTTAAAACAGTATATCAGAATCCAAGTAGGAATAGCAATCAGCAGTTTATAGATATTGAATGAAATATAATAGAAACATCAAAGGCAACGAATTAAGAAAGATCGACGGCAAGTTCGAAAGTCGATATATGCACGATGCTGAAGTCGTGTTAGAAAAACTTAATGAAGTTAGTCCAAGTTTTTGTCTCGCCAAATGGTTCAATGTAAGCATACATATACCGACCGGAAAGACACATAGCTGTTATCATCCCAAAAGTCATCTCATTCCAAAAACAGAGCTCGAAGATGATAACAGCGCCTTACATAATACCAAGCATAAAAAAGAACAGCGTGGTATGATGCTTAATGGAATACGTCCGCCTGAGTGCGAATTCTGTTGGCAGACTGAAGACAGTGGTTCACAACTAAGTGATAGAGCATATAGAAGTAAAGATGTATATGAACCAGGTCTCATAGAAGAAGCAAAGCAACTTGGCATGGACGGAAACGCCAGACCAAGATATGTAGAAGTAAATTTTAATCAAGCATGTAATTTTAAGTGTGCATACTGTTCTCCTATATTGAGTACAGAATGGATGAAGGAAATTAAAAAAGAAGGACCATATCTATTACACAATAGAAATCACAACGATATGAAATATATGGAACCTGTGGACAATAGTCCTGACAACATATATCTAAATGCATTTTGGAAATGGTTACCTGAAATATATCCTACTCTGCAAACATTTAGAATGACAGGCGGCGAGCCGTTAATGGATAAGAATACTTTTAAAATGTTTGATTATGTAAAAGCAAATCCTAAAGAAGATTTGCATATGAGTATTACAAGTAACTGTTGTCCGCCAAAAGGACAATGGCAAAAGTTTATTGACAGTATGCAAACACTTACTCCTAACCTAGATCACTTTATGTTATTTGCAAGTTTAGATAGTTGGGGTAAACAAGCAGAATATATACGTAACGGTTTAGACTTTGATGTTTTCTATAAAAATATAGTACAATATTTAGAACAGTGTGATAAGCATAGTTTAACTTTTATAATTACTTTTAACACTCTTAGTTATAGTGGGATATTTAATTATATACAACAAATACACAAACTAAGAACACAATTTAGTAAACAAAGGCAAATGATTTGGTTTGATATACCGCAACTTACGAATCCTGATTATATGAATCCTAAACTAATGCCTGAACGTGTTATTATGTTAGAACATTGTGTTGACTATATGGAGTTTAACAAAGACGGGGATAAGAACGAATTTCAAGGTTTTAGTGACTTTGAAATTAACAAAGTAAAAAGATTAATAAATTGGATCAAAGCTGATACTGGTTTTGATAAAGATACTGCTGAAAAAAATTTTAAATTATTTTTTAATCAGCACGATAAGCGTAGGAACACAAAATTTACAAATGTGTTTCCAGAGCTGAAGGAATATTATGAGTAGAGTTGACGACATAAAAGAAGTACGAGATAGGCTGAACAAAGTCGGCAAAGGGTTTTGCACTATGAAGTGGCTACATGAAACATTGTATCTACACACAGGCGATAACCACAGTTGCTATCATCCTCGCCCTCAGCATATTCCTTTAGCAGAAATAAAAGCAGATCCTAGTGCCTTGCATAATACAGCATGGAAGAAACAACAGCGTAAAAAAATGTTAGAAGGTGAACGTCCTGAAGAATGTTACTATTGTTGGAATATTGAAGATCTTGAAGGAGATCAAATTTCTGATAGAATGATACACAGTGCAAGTGATTGGGCAGAACCGGAAATAGAAAATATAGCAAAGAAACATTATTTAGAAAATGTAAATCCACGTTACTTAGAAGTTTCATTTGGCAATGGTTGCAACTATCGTTGTGGATATTGTTGTCCTCAAGCAAGCACTATGTGGATGGATGAAATAAAGAAACATGGTAATTATGATTTAACATATAATCAATACGGCACAGAATTTTTAGATAACGGACGCTACTATGCACCAAAGGATGAAAATCCTTATATAGAAGCATTTTGGAAATGGTGGCCGGATCTACGTAAAGATTTACACACACTAAGAATTACAGGTGGTGAACCATTAATGAATCCTGGTGCTATGCAGTTTTTTGATTTATTAGAAAAAGAACCTGCACCACAACTTGAAATTAGTATTAATAGCAACTTAGGAGTTACAACTGCTAAGATAGATAGAATGTATGATAGAATACAAAGTTTACTAGATCAAAAAAAGATACGTAAGTTTAGTTTGTTTACAAGTATTGAAGGTTGGGGTGAACAAGCTGAATACATGCGTACAGGATTAAAATGTGATCATTGGGAGCGTAATTTTACTCAAGCAATTGAACGCGGTTTTAAAGTAAACATCATGTGTACTTTCAATGTGCTATGTGTAGCAACATTTCAAAACTTTTTACAACGTGTAATGCATTGGAGAAAAATTTACGGAAAAGAAGCACTTGCATTTGACACACCATATCTAAAAGAACCTCCACATTGGATGCTTAATATTTTGCCAGAAGCATTTAACAAATATATGGACAAGCATTTAGCATATATGAGTGATAATAAAGATTATTTTACAAGCGTAGAAATTGCAAAAATGCAAAGGGTACGTGATTATATGTATCAAAATCCTGTAGATCCTAATAAAATTAAACAAGGACAAAGAGACTTTTACAGTTTCTTTACAGAAAATGACAAGCGTTTAGGTACTAATTTATTAAAAACGTTTCCTGAATACACTGCATTTTTTGATTATTGTAAAGGAGTTTACGACTCATGGAAGTAATGACATCAGGTTGTAGTTTTACAGCAGGTGATGAGCTAGTTGAACTTATACCTAATTATTTGGAATCAGGTCCTGATCCTAAACTGTCAGCTCGACATCAAAAAATATTAGGAAATTTTTGGAATAAAGACAGAGTTCGTTATAGAGAAATATTAGAATTACAAAAACAAAGAGCATGGCCTGCTAAATTAGCAGAACTTGACACTAATTTAGAAATACAAAATGTTGCACAAGGTGGAATAAGCAATGAAGAAATATGCTGGCGTGTTATCAAGCAAATGGCTAGAAATTTTAAAAAGCCTGATTTAGTAATTATTATGTTAACTGCTCCTGTAAGATTTGGACATGCAATACACAGCGAACCAACACAATATAATTTTAGAAGTTACTGGCCTTCTTCACCTAGTTGGCTTACTAATTTGCTAGTAGAACCAGACAGCTATGATAATCTGTGGAGAACACTTAACACAATAAGTGGCACAAAAAAATTATTAGAAGCAAGAAATATTCCTTATATTATTGTAGACAGTGGCATGGCGGCGTTTGCAGTAAATCAAAAAAAGAAACGTGAAAAAGAAATTTACAGTTTGTTAGATGTAAAATTAAATTTTGGAGACTTAATGATCAAGCATGAAAATTTACATGTAAGATTACCAGGTGAGCACCCAACTGAACAAATGCACCAAATTTTTGCAAAGGAGTTATACAAATGTATGATGTCATATATGTAGGATCAGACAAGAAAAATTATAACTTTCATAAAAAGCAAATACCTGTTCTTAAGAAAGCAAACAATTTTGATCATGCTAAAGAAATATGTTTGACAAAATATTTTTATGCAATATGGGATGATATAAGGGTAGACTATAATTTTGATTATACTGTAGATGATTACAGTACAGATTACATACATATTTTTAAAAATGGCAAACACTATGACGGAATGTGTTTATTTCCAAGAGGAGCAAATCCTAGCAAACAAGAACTTAATTATAGATTTTTTGCAAAGAAAAAACAATTAGATATACAAACAAGTATGCCTATTATACCAAAGTACGATGTTGTGATGATTAGTTACAAAGAACCTACAGCAGAAGATAATTGGAAACTACTTACAGAAAAAGTCAAAGCACAAAGAGTTGACGGAGTAACAGGAATACATCAAGCTCACATAGCCGCCGCAAAACTTGTGTCTACTGACATGTTTTATATTGTTGACGGAGATGCAACTATTGTAGATGAATTTAATTTTGATTATCAAGTAGAAGCATGGAATAAAGACGCAGTGCATGTTTTCCGTAGCAAGAATCCTATTAATGATTTAGTTTATGGATACGGTGGAGTAAAACTATTTCCTACACAAAAAACAATCAATATGAATGTTAATACAGCAGACATGACAACAAGTATTAGTAATAAATTTAAAGCAGTTGATCAAATGTCTTGTATTACAAGTTTTAACAGTTCAGCATATTCAACTTGGAAGAGTGCGTTTAGAGAATGTTGTAAACTTGCTAGTAAAGTTATTGATAGACAAAAAGATGATGAAACAAATGAACGTTTAGAAATTTGGTGTACAAAAAATAATGGAGCACCTTTCGGTGAGTATGCTCTCAAAGGCGCACGAGCTGGTAGGCAATATGGATTGAAACACAAATTCCAATCAGAAGCTATCAAAAAGATTAATGACTTTGAATGGTTAAAGGAGCAATTTAATGCAAACACATGAATTATTAGATAGATTTGAAATATTGTATCCAACAAAAAGTGCTCTTGCAGATTTACGCAGAGCTGTCATTGATAAAGACCTAAGCAGTGTATTTAGATTGTTGCCTGAAACTATTACAGGTAATACTGATGAATTAAGAAAAGCAGTTTTAGAAAAAAACGTTCATAGTATTTTTAGATTAGCAGATGATGATGAATTACGTAAACTTATACTAGAAGAAAATATATGGAAATTATGGCCGGTGTTAGATAGATATGTAGAAACACATTTTGTTGATGCATTTAAGAATTTTTACATTAATGAAACAAAGATTGATGATGACTGTTTTAGTAGAGGACAGTTAGAAAGTAAAATTTGGTTAACAAAAGAATTAAAGAAAACAATAAATGACTTAGGCACTGTATTTTTATGTGCAGGTTGGTATGCTACACTTAGTACAATGTTATTTGAAAAAGGATTTAGAATAGAAAAATTAAGAAGTTTTGATTTAGATCCTAGTTGTGTTCCAATTGCAAAAATTTTTAACAAGCCTTGGCTAAAAGATGACTGGAAGTTTCAAGCAAGCACAGCAGATATATTAGATATAGATTATGATACTCACACATTTACAGTCAATAGAGCAGACGGTACTGAGTGTGAACTTACAGATATTCCTAATACAATTATTAATACAAGTTGTGAACATATAAAGGATTTTAGTAAGTGGTTTAGTAAAATACCACAAGGTAAACTAGTTGTGTTACAAAGTAACAATTATTTTGAAATTGAAGAACATGTAAATTGTGTTAATAGCATTGATGAATTTGTATCTTCTGCTCCTATGCGTCATGTAATGTACAGTGGAGAGTTACAACTTCCTAAGTATAAAAGATTTATGGTAATTGGATATGTATGATTTAATTTACGCTAATGGCGATAGTTACACCGCAGGTTCAGGATTAGCACAGGAGTTGTATTCTGACTTACCTCCTTTAAACGGACATGAAGTAACACCAGCATTAAGGAAAAAAATTAACAAGAGAAGAGAGAAATGTAAAGATGATGTACACAATATTGAAAGACAACGAGCTTATCCTAATACACTAGGATTTTTTGCAAACACTGAAGTTATAAACAATGCTCAAGGTGGAGCAGGATTAGGCAATATTGTATTTGATAGTACTAAAGATCTTTTAGATTTGAGAAAGAAACATGATCGCATACTTGCTGTCATAGGCTTAACAAATCCGCAAAGAGTATTTTTTCCTAGACCTCCAAATAATACTTTGTTGTTTGGAAATTATACAACTGAGTATTCTAAATTAGAACAAGGAGTTCTTGACAAATATGCTCTTGAATTTACAAACTTAGAACTTGAATTATATTCAGTTGTAAATTTTTTAGGATTAATACAATTAGTAAAATGGATGGATAATGTTGACTTGATCCTTGTAGAAACACCTGCATTTAAAACTAAAGATGCTGATCCAGATAACAATTATAAAATAATTAAAGATAAGGTAGGACCTATTATCTATGATAATCTTGTACCTAATTATAAAAAGTCAATGGAGATACATACTGGTTGTAATCACATTATTAAAGACTATCATGATGATTGTGCAAAAAGGATATACAATAAGATATGGAAGAAAAGTTAACACTTAGAGAATTACAGACCGAAAGTGCTAGAGCATTAAGTACTATGCAAGCAACAAATAATAATATTTGGCAATTTAATAAGCAAGCACATCACAATAGTGAAAACTGGTACAGGGCTGTGATTAATTGGTATGTAAATACATATGGTGATTTGCCTAGTAAAGTAGGACCAGGTAAGGATGTAAGGTTGATATTAGAATGACAAAAGTAATTAACACAAAGAACGGAGTACTTAGATTTGATAAAAAAACTGTGACTAAGGAGATTAGTAAAGATAAAGAATCATGGTCAAAGGATTTATATGATTTATACCAACTATTTTCTGCACAGCATAGTTATACTACAAAATTAATTAGCAGAACAAATGATAGAATTTATGTAATGGAAAGACTTGATATTGTTGCAGATTTATACGATATACTAAATGATCCAGGTCCACATAAACTTGCTACATTAGAAAATTGTCTTAAAATAGTTTTGTTTTACAATAAATTATATGTAGATTGTTTAGAATTTAGTATTAAACATCTTCCGCAAGGAAAGTATTTTTTTCATATTGATCCTAGTTACCGTAATGTTGTTTTTACTTCTGACGGATCAATAAAACTAATAGATTTTAATTCTTTTAAAATAGAAAATAATTTTTTAAATGCTGAGCACAAAGGATTTAGTCAATATGTGTTACACAAAACACTTGTATTATCCGAAAGAATAAGGTTAAAACGTAAATATGGAAAAAAATAAAATTATTATTGAAGATAATTGTATAAGGAAAATATGTTACACCCCTTGGATATTCAAGGAATACAATACATATAGACAACTTTCTAATGACAAGGATTATTTGCCTAAAGCCATTTCATGGATTTCCAATCATGAATATACAATGGAAAAAATAGAAATCTTATGTACGATTGGAGATGGATTACAAAATCCTACAAAATATAAATTAAATAAAAAAGCAATTAAAAAAATACCAATTGTTTTTAATAAAATTTTTTCTGACTGTTTAGATTTCAGTAATGAACATTTAGAAGAAAACAGATATTTTATGCATAGAGATCTACATTTAGAAAATTTAATTATTACACCAGACCATAAAATAATGTTAATTGACTTAGATGCATTTGAAACAACACACAAAATGGTGCCATATAAATGGTTGAACAATATGTTTACTGTACTATGGATGACAAAAGAGGCATTAGAACGTGTATAATTACAAAGATATAAAAAATATACATCTTGAAGTAACACAAAATTGCCAAGCCTCGTGTCCTATGTGTGATAGGAACATGAACGGTGAAGGTATAAATCCGCATATTAATTTAGATGAACTATCACTAAAAGATTGCAAAGATATATTTGATGTATCATTTATTAAACAATTAGACAGTATGTATATGTGTGGTAACTTAGGTGATCCTATTGTTGCACGAGATACATTAGAAATATTCAAATACTTTAGAGAGCATAATCCTAATATATGGCTTAGTATGAATACCAATGCAGGAGCAAAGAATGTTGAATGGTGGAGAGAACTGGCCAAAGTCTATGGCAGGATGGGTGCTGTTATTTTTAGTGTGGACGGTCTTGCCGATACTAATCATATATACCGTCAAGGTGTTGTTTGGAATAATGTAGAAAGAAACATGAGAGCTTTTATTGATGCAGGTGGCAGGGCTCGTTGGGACTTTTTAATTTTTGAACACAATCAACATCAAGTTGAAGAAGCAGAAGCACTTGCTAACAAGTGGGGCTGTGAAAAATTTATGAAAAAGAAGACAGGAAGATTCATTGACACAAAATCAAATAAAAAAGAAAAGCATCAAGCCAAAGACCGTAAAGGCAAAGATACAGCCGAGCTTAAAAAGCCAGAAGCAAAGTACCAGAACAAAGCTCTTACCAAGCAAGAAGCGATACTCAAGAAATACGGCAGTATGGATGCTTATTATGATGCGGCTCCTATCATTTGTAAAGTTAAAAAAGAAAACAGTCTTTTCATCACAGCAGAAGGACTAGCACTACCATGTTGTTGGACTGCTGGACGTATGTACAAGTGGTGGCATAAAGACCCTAAAGTAGAACAGATATGGGACTTTATTCCAAACAAAAAAGCATTAGATGCTCGTAATGGTTTAAACAAAGTTTTCGATACAGGAATATTTGAAGATATTCAAAACAGTTGGAGTAAGGACAGTTGTAGCAAAGGTAAACTTAAAGTGTGTGCAATGAAGTGTGGCGCCGAGTTTGATCCTTTTGCAGAACAGTTCAAATAAGTACAGTATGAGCGAAAAGACATTACCTTCAGAAACATTCTGTGCTTTACCTTGGTTACACTTATCTAGTAGACCCGATGGTAAAATGAGAACATGCTGTACATCAAATGCAAGTAGTGTACAAGATCCCGATTCAAATAAGAAAATAGGAGGCGGAGAAGTTGGAGTTGTTAAAAATGACGATGGAGTTCCTGCTAATTTTAATCATACTACTTTAGAAGAAGCATGGAATAGTGGCTATATGCGTAATGTGCGTAAAATGATGTTGCGTGGAGAAAAGCCTGCTAGTTGTTTAAAATGTTATAAAGAAGAAGAAGCAGGGCATCTAAGTAAACGTAATTGGGAAACACAATATTGGGGACACAGATTTGATATTGATGAGCTAGTAGCTGAAACTAAAGAAGATGGTAGTATTCCTCCTAAAATAAGATATATTGATTTACGTTTAGGAAGCAAATGTCAACTTGCGTGTGTTATGTGTTCACCACATGATAGTACAGGTTGGATAAAAGAATGGAATGAAATATATCCACAGATACAAAACGAAAAATTAAAAAATACAAGTGGCTGGCATAACAAGGGTCGTAATGACGGAGCAAGTTATAACTGGCATAAAAACAATCCACGTTTTTGGAATGATCTTATGGATCAAATACCCCACATGTATCAATTGTATTTTGCAGGTGGCGAAAGTCTAATTATAGATGAGCATTACCAATTACTAGAAGAATGTATCAAGCGTGGCCACGCAAAAAATATGGAACTACGTTATAATTCAAATGCAGTTGAATGGCGTGATGATTTATTTGATTTATGGTCAGAATTTAAGCGTGTAAGATTTCATTATAGCGTTGATGCATTAGGTCCGCAAAATGATTACATTAGGTATCCTAGTAAATGGGATCATCAAGTTGAACAGATGTGGAAACTAGACGCAACAACTGATAACGTTGAAGTTACTACAGCAACAACTATTATGGCTTTGAATATTCCCTACATACCAGATTTTATTCAATGGAAAGTAGATCAAGGATTTAGAAAATGGAACAAATGGCCATTAGGTGCAGGTGGTATTAACATGCACTTTGCATATTGGCCGCCACAACTAAATGTAAAAACGTTACCTTTAGATATTAAAAAGCAGGTTACTGACAAGTACGAAAATGAATTCTATCCTTGGTTAGAAGATAACTGGAATAGATTTACAGGAGTAGAAGAAGCAGGTATTACTAAAGAGCAATGGTTCAATGCTCCTTATGGTAAGAAACGCTATCAAGGTATTATTAAGTTTATGAATGCAGAAGATTGGTCTGCACGTATGCCAGAGTTTCAAGAATATGTTAAGTTAGTTAACAAAACTAGAGGCTTTGATAATTTTGAGGAAATATTTCCTATATTTAAAGGATATATTTAATGGAACTTATACGTGTTGAACACAGCGCCAAGAAATATAAATCTTGGGTGCGAATAGAATGGAACATGGGAAAACGCTGTAACTTTGATTGTAGTTACTGCGGTGCAGATTTGCATGACAACACTAGTAAGCATATGCCATTAGAAAGTTTTGAATATACTATCAAAACACTAAGAGAATTTTATAAAGATAAAAAAATTAGAATGAGTCTTACAGGTGGCGAACCTTTTGTTCATCCGCAGATACTAGACATACTTTCATTATTTAAGAAATATAATGTAGATGAAACAAGTATAATAAGCAATGGCAGTTTACCATTAGACAAATATACAAAAGCATTAGAGTATATTGACAACATAATTTTTAGTTGGCATTTTGAACATCTACGTATTGATCATATGAAAAGTGTTCTATTAGGATTAAAAGACAAAGCAAAACATATTCATGTGCATCTTATGTATTTGCCTGGACGATTAGACGAAGTTAAAGGTGTAGTTGGGTGGTTGCAGGATAATGACATACAATATGTAATGCGTAGGATACGTCCTATGACAAACAAGCAAGGTGAATTTAATCCACCTGGTGCAAGCGGTATGAAATTTGAAGGTGTCCAATGGGGCGGCGCAACTGGTTATTATGATAAAGAAGAATTAGAATATTTAGATAGTTTCAACAAAGCAGGTACTAACAAAGAAAATTGCGAACTGTTTACAAAAGATAAAAGCTGGTTAGATAATGTAAACACTTTAACAAAAAATAAATGGAATACGTTTAAAGGATGGCAATGTTTAGCAGGCTTAGAAACACTTATGATAGATAACGATGGAAGTGTATATAGAGCTACATGTAAACAGGGCGGAGTATTAGGTAATATAGAAACTGGATTTGAACTACAAGAAGATCCTATTACATGTGCAAAGCAATGGTGTAATTGTGCGGCAGATCTTAACACAACAAAATGGAGAGAACATGTCTGAGAAGTTTTGTTTTAGCCCTTGGCATCACATGAACATTAATAACAAAGGTACAATTAAACCTTGTTGTGTTTTCCTAGATTCAAAATCACCAGAACCAGGTGAGAATATATTTGAATGGTACAAAACAGCATATAATGATGTTAAACAAGAAGGTATAATTCATCCAGGTTGTCTACCTTGTAAGAAATCTGAGGATTTGAATATGCCTAGTAGACGCGAGTGGAGGGGATCATTAGGCGAAGGAGAAGCAGATGAAATTACATATCTTGACATGAGCTTCGGTAACACCTGTAATTTAAAGTGCAGAATGTGCGAAAGTCGTAACAGCACAAAATGGATAAAAGACGAGCAAGAGCTTGTAAAACAAGGTTTTGATTTAGAAAGACAAATAATAAAAAAATATGAGATGCCTGATGAAAGGCTAGATCAAATTGTTGAATACTTAAACAATCTAAAAAGCAAAGACTTTACTTTAGAAATAAAAGGCGGAGAACCATTTGTTACTGATCAGTTTTTAAAATTTATTGATAGACTAAGTGATGAATTCAAAG